ACCGGAACCATCTTCTCGCCCAGCACCTCACCCTCGCCCCAAGCAATGAAGCCGTGGACAAAGGAGAACGGGTTGATGGCCCAAGTGCTGTCGTCGTCGATTTCGGTCTGGTCGGCACCGAACACCCAATGGCCGGTCTTGTCCATCTTGAGGATGACCATGCCGGCAGCGCCGACCTCGCTTTCGAGGCTGCGCAGGGCAGTGGTCAGGGACTGGACGGAGGGGAGGTTGCCGTTGCCGAAAGATACTACGTCGTTCATTGTATTCTCCTATAGTTTACCAAGAGCAGCAGACAGTTGTTTGCCGATCTGCAACACGGCGGGCCTCGGATCATCCTCGGGTGCCAACGTGCTACCTGTTGAGACGGACACGATCAGGTCAGACGGCATCGGGACATTGTGCTTCTTCAACACCTTCTCCATCTGCGCGGGCGACTTGGGGTCCGTCAATTGTTCGATATTAAGCCCTGCTTCGGTCAGGGTCGTCAAGACTTTTTTGTCGTCCACCCACTTGCGAGTGGCGCGCTTGGGCACCAGCTTCCAGCCCGGCACCTCGACGCCTGCCTCCAGCAGTTGCTGCGCCATGTCGCGGGCGTCCTTGATGTAGCCCTCCAGCAGCTCGATCTGCCCCAGCGCCTCGGCCAGGCGGTCCACGTTGACCGTCTTGAGTGCCGTGCGGGTGGCGCGGGCGACAGCGCCGCTGACCACCGGGCAGATGGTCTTGGCCGTACACCAGCGGCAGTGGTCACCGGCGGCCAGTGGCGCGTCGGGCTGCTCGGCCGCGCGCACCGCCAGCATCAGGTCGGCCTCGAACTGCTTGACGCGGGCGGGCGTCGTCACCCAGCGCTTCACGTAAGGCGGCTGGACGATGATGATCTCGATGTCCTCGACGTCCTTGAAGGCCCATGCGGTCTTCTCGGTACGGAGCGCGGCCGCGACGTAGAACAGCCCCTGCGGGTTCTCCTCCGCATCCACCGCGACGCCATCACCGAACTTCCAATCCAGCAGGATGCCACGATTGCCCATCCGGCCCACGACGTCGGCGGACCCGAACACGCCCGGCAGGGCGGCACCAAAGCCGACGACCTGCTCGACGGCGTACTCCATCATCTTGTCGGGGTCGATTTCGTCAAGGGCGGCGAGTGCGGGGAGCAGCTTGCGCTCCATCAGGTCTTCGGTCAGTTCAATGCCGTTGTAGGTGACACCCAGGAACTCCTGCGGGTCCTTGCCCGTCTCCAGGATGGTGGCGATGGTGTTGTGCAGCAGCGTGCCGGTGTCGGCGTGGACCGACGACGGCTGCGGGGGCATGGTGCGGACGAGGGCGACGCTGCCGGGGCAAGCCAAGACACGCTTGGCGGTCGAACCGCCGACGACGTTTGAGTGAGCAGCCATAGTGTACCTTTCTGTGTTGATGGCCCGACGTTACAGAATGTTTGTTGACCTGTCAATGATTGTTTGATAGACAATCGACATGGAACGAGAAATCGAGCGATACTTTGTGTGGACCGTCCAGCGCATGGGCGGCGTCACCTACAAGTTCCGCGCGCTGAACTGCAAGGGTGTCAGCGACCGCATCGCGTGTCTGCCCGGTGGGGCGACGTGGTTCGTGGAACTGAAGGCGCCTAACGGCCGGCTGTCGCCGCTGCAACGCAAGTTTGCGGAAGACATGGTGCAGCTTAACCAGAACTACGCCTGCCTGTGGAACAAATCAGAGATAGATGAATGGACCTTCGGCCTTACCAAAACGACGCCGTGACCTTCCTGTACGAGCGTGACCGCGCCATGATCCTAGCCCCTGTGGGTGCGGGCAAGACCGCCATCACGCTGCGGGCGATGGCCGAGATGAAACGCGACGGTCACGCCAAGCGTTGGCTGGTGGTGGCGCCCAAACGCGTGTGTACGGACGTGTGGCCCGTCGAGGTGGCGAAATGGGCGCCGTCGCTGTCTTATTCCGTTGCCGTCGGCACCTCCACCCGACGCAAGGCAGCGCTCTCGTCTAGCAGTGACATCGTCATTGTCAACTACGACAACCTCGACAAGCTGCCGGCTGACCTGCCGTTCCAAGGCGTGGTGTTCGACGAACTGACCCGGCTCAAGAACCCGTCGGGCAAACGCTTCAAGGCGTTCTACAAGGTGCTGGACCGCTTCCCCGTCCGCTGGGGCTTGACCGGATCGTTCACCTCAAACGGGCTGGAGGACGTCTTCGGCCAGTGCAAGGTGGTGGACGAGGCACTGTTGGGCCGCGCCAAGGGCGCGTTCCTCCAGCAGTATTTCGTCTGCATCAACCGCGAGTTTGGCGATTGGCAGCCGCGACGCGGTGCCCTCGAACAGGTCATGGCCCGCATCCGCCCGGCGACATTCGTGTTGGAGCCTGGCGTCTACAAGGACAAGCTGCCGCCCTGCCATGTCGTTGAGATGCGCTGCGACATGCCCGACCGTGAGCCATACGAGAAGATGAAGCGCGACTTTGTGGCCGAGGTGGGCACCCGCGAGATCACCGCGCTGTCGGCCGCCGCCGTGACCAGCAAGCTGCAACAGATGGCGGGCGGCTGGGTCTACGACAGCAGCACGGTCGCGTCCGACCAGCCGGGCAAGTTCACGGTGTCCAAGACGCCCGTGTGGTTCTCCAGCCACCGTTTCGACATGCTGGACGAGATCTTGGAAGGCAACCAGCAGGACAACACGCTGATCGTCTACAACTTCGTCGAGGAACTGGCGCAGTTGAAGACCCGCTACCCGCACCTGTGGACGCTGGACGACGGCGCTGACGTGGTTGAGCGCTGGAACAAGGGGCAGATCCGGCTGCTGGCCGTCCACCCCAAGTCCGCCGGCCACGGGCTGAACCTTCAGTACGGCGGCAACAAGATGGTGTTCCTGTCCCTGCCGTGGTCGCTGGAACTGTACGAACAGACAGTCGGCCGCATCCATCGCGGGGGACAAGAGAAGGACGTGTGGGTCTACGTGATGATGACCAACAAGACGATAGACGAGCGCATCTGGGCCGCCCTAGCGGACAAACGCGCGATTTCCGACATAGCTTTAGAGGAGTTAAAGGGGTGAACTGGTTTACATTGAATGCCGTGCTGCCCAAGCGCAACGAACAACAGGTGCTGGCAATGCTGGATGAAGAGGTCAAGGTCCACAAGCGGCCCACCTTTGTGGTCCGCATCCACCAGCGCTACACCATGCTGCGGGCGCAGCGGGAACGTCAGGAACTGTTGGAGAAGGTCAAGTCGTGAACCGTGCCGCGCTGATCGAGGCGGCCATCCAGCACGTCAAAACTATATCACCAAACTCTTACGAGGAATGGGTCGGGGTCATCATCGACTTCACTTGCAGCGCTTGCGGAACGGATCCCACTCGCCGCCCCGGCGAACGCAGTCCTGATACGCCTTCTCTTCTTCCGCTGTCATGCGTTTGGCCAGATGAGGGAGAAGGCTCTTGAACACGGCGGCGCCCAGACCGACCCAGAACGCCGGCCGCTGCGCCACAAGATAGCCGCCAGCGCCGACGCCGACCAGCAGCGCGACGATAGCGGCAATCTCCAGCCAGGTCATACCTTGGGCTGGTTCGGGACCATGTAGGTGACGACGGCGGTCAGGACCGCGCCGAGGATGACCGACACGCTGTCGATCAGGCTGGGCGTCACCCAGCCGGTCGAGATGCCGAACAGGCCGATCAGGGCGACGAGGCTGGTAATGAAGGCAGCTACGGCTTTGTGGGCAGTCATGTTACGTACTCCGGGTTAAAAACAGTTTCTTCTCGTCTTCACGGCGCGCCGTCAAGCCTTTCAGCACTTTGCCGCCCGCCTTGTTCCACAGCAGGAAGGCGTCGGCGGCGGCCTTGGGGTTGCCCTCGTTCATGCGGCGCACGACAGAAGACTTGGCAAAGTTGGTCGGGCCAATGTTGAAGCAGAGGCTGGTCATCGCGGCAAACTGATTGGACGTCGGGGCCACCGAGATGGCCTTGGTGACAGCGCGCTCGTACTGGCCGAGGTCGCGCTTCAGGATGTCGTCGGCTTCCTTCTCCGTGATCTTCATGCCCGCCTTGGGCGCCGGCGGGCCCGCCTCAGCGGTGTGGCCGTAGCCAATCGTCCAGATGCCGACGGCGTCCTTGTAGGCGGTCAGGCGCAGGCCCTCCCAGCGTTTGATCAGGGCCAGACCGGCGGCGTTGATCTTCACGACTTGTCGGCCTTCTCGTTGACGCGGTCGAAGAGACTGTTCAGCGTGCGGTCCACTTGGGCGAAGCCGGTACGGATGTCGTTCTTGATGTCCGCGACGGCGGTCTTGAAGTCGTCCTTCTGAACGTAGTTCATCGGGATCTTGCGCACGTCTTCGTCGAGACGGTCCAGACTGTGGTACACCCGGCTCAAGACCCACCCACCCGTAACACTGACAGCCCCTACTGCGAGGTTGAAAAGCACCTGATAGTCCACGCCTTCACCTCGACATCCGGTTCCGATTTTCTTGTGTAGTCATTATGTTTTGCGCTGGCGCGCCCACCAAAATTGGCGCAACGGGTGCTGCGCGGCCTATTTGTCTTCCTTTTTGCTGTATTTTTTCTCCGACGGCGGCTGCTTTTGCGCCGCGTTCTTTTGCCTTGCGCAACGCCACCGCCGCCGCTTCCGGGTTCAAGGCTTCCAAAGCAAGTTTTTTAACGTCGGCTTCGCTCATACGCGAACCTACAATCTTTGCGACCATGTTAGTAAGCGTGTAGAGACGGTCCAGAAAATTTGGCCCTATATCGCGCGGCGTAAACATCTCGTAGATTTCGTCCGCGCGTTTTCCGCCCGCTTTAACTAGCATTTCAGTAGCGTTTTTGTTAACCGCCTCATCTGTTATTTTCTTAAGTTCGTCAATTACGTTTGGAGGGAGGTTTTTAGAAAAATCGGTCCAATTCGACGCGCGGTTAAGCGCCTTCATTACCGTTTTTGGCTCGTCTTGAAGTGCTTTGACAAACGAATTGAAGTCAACATCTGGCCCACCGCGTTTTTGCGTGGGCGCCAACTTGTCGTACAAAAACTTTGCCAAATCCATGCGGTTAGGATCGGCGCTCAAGTTCTCATATATCTTACGGGCTTCTTTGTAGTTGTTAGACTTGTTTGTAAACCAATCCACCAAATCTTTTTTCGACCGGATAATCGCGTTGTTCATAGCCCGGTCAGCGGGCGTTTTGGGGTTGGAAACAATTGTGCGGTCTAATTCCTTAATTGTATCATCAAGAAACTTTCCGCTAAACTCCACTTTCGCCCCAGCCTGGCGAAACCCTTGGCTGCCCCGACTTTGCGCCAATTGCTGCGCGGCTTGCATAGCGCTGTCAATTTCAGGACGCCCCAATATGTTATCCAACTGGTTGTCCAAAGGCAAAAATTCGGCGTCTGCGCGTTTGTAATACGGGTCCGCCTGTTGCTGCCGAAAATCGGCAGCCGCTTTCCGCGAGGCGGATGTCTTTACCGCCGCCGCCTGTTCCGCCGGCGTAAGCCCGGCAGCTTGCGCCAACGGCTTTGTAACCGCCTCTTTCTGTTGCATTTGTTTAGCTGCTAGTTCAGTGCCACTTTCGCCGCGACCTAACAACTTGTTTTGGAGCGCAACATATTCAGCAGCGCCAGTCGGCGCGGCAGCTTCAGCAGCGGTACGCGGCATGGCATTGTTACTCTCCGCCCGCGCTTGCGCCTCAAGTGCCGACGCAATTTCATCTTCGCGGCCCCTAGCAGCTTCTACCAACGCCCGATAACGGGGGGTGTTGTAAACAATATCGGATAACGCATTTACACCTTTTCGCGCAATAGCGGCTGCAGGTTCGGCGGCGCCGCCAACCAAGCCGCCCAAACCAACCCCAAGCGCGCCGTATTGCGCAGCCTTAGCCGCGCGGTCGTCCATTGTTTCACCGGCGCCAAACCCCGACACTGCGCCTTCGACGCCGCCGCCGACCGCACCCATACCGGCCGCTTGCAAACCACGGGTTAACAGCGTCCGTCCTGTAGCTGCAGGCGCTACAGCAAGCGCCGGAAGCGTTCCTGCGACTGCACCACCCAACGAAAGCGCTGTAGATGTTACAGGGCGTTCTTTAGCAAATTCGGCCCGCGCTTCACGTAAAGTAGTAAGCGTTTGTTCGGGCGTATTGGCGGGGTTGATGTAAGGCGCAATTTTTGCTAACGCCTCGTCCGCATACTCACCAACAAAAGGCGCGCCTTGTAAAAGCGTAAGAGCCCCCGCAGCAACAGGGTGTTCTTCCGCCCATGTTTGCCCGCGCCGGCCGTACAGCCGTTCCTCGCGTTGTTCCGAAGTCTCGCCTTCGCGGGGCTGCAAAGATTTCTTGCGGAGAAAAGCACCAAAAGGGTCGTTTTTAGACCGCGCAACAGACAGGTCGCGCTCGTCTAAAACGGCCGCGCGAGTGTTAAATTCGGCGTAGCGTTTCATAGCCGCGCCAATAGTTTCCTTTGGTGTACCGTCAGGAAACTGGTGGATAGTTCCGTCCGCGCTTTTGGCCCGTATGGTCATTCTATCAGGTTCCCGTCTTCATCGTACTCAAGCACACCGCTATCTTCGCCGCCGCCGCTGTCGGCGCCAGAAAATTCAAATTGATCTCTGCGCGCGTTAAGAAGTTCAACGACGGTTTGTGCCGCTGCGCGTTTAGTTGTGTTAGACGTAGTAGGGCTAGACAATTGTCCAGACGCACGCTCGTATATTGCGGCGTCTTTTTCGCCTTGCGGCCCTTCAAATCGCGGAACTGCCATGCGCGCCAAATGCGCAATCACTTCCATTTGCGCTGCGGCCACGTCGCCAGGCAACGTGATAAGCCCACCAGACGTCTGCGCGACAACCTCATCAAGCAAATTGCCGACGATAGAGTTTGTAGACATATCAATAAGATTGCCGGGCTGGGCAACCTCACTAATTTTTGCAATAGCAGTGTCAATTTCTCGCACTGTCTGCTTCTGTTTGGCTGTTTCAGGAGAAACTTTAGCGGCTTCGCGCGCGTCTTTGGCTTTTGCCAACTTTAGCATTTCGGCTTGATACGGATCCATTTGCGGGCCGCGTTCAAATTCTTTTTCTTTCCTCGCCAACTCACGGGCGGTTAGTGCTTGTGATCCTGCGGCAGTCTCGGCCTGAAGGCGCATGTTGGCCGTGGGCTCAAGTTGGCCAAGAATAAACCGGCCTTCATCGTCTTTAGCCAACTCGGCGCGCAACAACGCGAGGCGCTGTTTGACGTCCGGTATGGACTTCAGCCGCTGCATGAACGGTGTAAAAACGGTTGCGACTTCGGGCGGCAACTGTGTCGTTGCGACATCCAATCCTGCGTCGGAAGGATCGTAGAACGCCGACGCCACCGCCGGCAGCATGGCCTCGGCGGCCTGCTGGGCGGCTTCCTTCTCAGCTTCCGCAGCCTGCGCCTGCCGAGCCGTCTCGATCTGGTAAATGTTCTCCGCGCCTCGCACGCGCTGGTTCATCAGCGCGTTCACGTCCGGCATGGACACGTTAGCGAAGGCGTTGCTGACAATGCTTGGATCAATCGGCATGGTTCACCTACGCTTGATATGACATGTTGCCAATACCACCCGCAGACGGGGTGATGGACTGCAAATAGTTCATGTACGGCTGGTTGGCGTAGTAACTGCCGACGCCCTGCCCGATTGAACTGAATGCATTGCCGATGGCGCCCGCAGTCCCAGCCGCCGCTGCCGCGTTGACGTTGCCGCGCTGCGCCGCGATCTCGGCCAGCGCTGCGCCGGTCGAGCCGACGTTGGCGGCCTGCCCCGCTGCGGCAGCCTGGCCGATGCCGGTCAGGTAACGATAGGGGTCCATGCGCGCCTCGCGCTGGGAAAGGTAACGGCTGAAAGCGTTCTCGTACTCGGAACTGGCGAGGTTCTGGCCGTACTGCTGGATGCCCTTGAGCGTGCCGCCGGATTGAAGCAGACCGCGCGCCGCTGCCGACCGTTCCAGCGCCTTCATGCCTTCCGCCATGCGGAAATTGTACCCCGGATCAGCCTGGAACTCGGCCATGCCGAAATCTTTGTAGGGAGCCATCTTCTGGTACTCGGCCAGCGCGTTCTTGCCTGCCTCAACGTAGGGCGCAACAAGTTTGGTCTGTGCAGCCAAGGCTTCTTTCTGCGCCTGCGCGGCCTTCTTGGCGGCCTTCTTCTGCGCGTCGGCGGCCTTGTTGCCCCCAAAAATGCCCGCAGCGGCGCTGCCCGCAGCCCCGATGATTGCCGAGCCTAGAATTGCTGTGCCTGTTGCTATTGCCATGACTGTGACCCTCTCACGTAGGTGCGTTCCAGCGGTTCAAACCCGGCCCGCCTGTAAAATTTGTCTGTCTTACTCACGCGGTTGTCATCCAAAGCAATCATGAACACGGCTGCGGCACCCTTGTCCTTAGCCCAATTCTGCACGCTTTGAAATAGGCTTTTGCCCGCCCCGCAGCCCCGCGCCGCTGGGTCCAACCACCAGAACAGTTCCTGCGCCACGCTATTCGACGGGCTGAAATACAGCGGGTACAGCAGCGCGCCGGCAATGCCGACAGGCTGCTCGTCGCGCAAGGCTAGCCACACGCCGCTGCGGTCGTCGTCAAACATCGTGCGCAACGTATTAGCCATGCCGTCTTCGTCAAACGGTGCAATCTTAGCGATAGGCGACGCCGCGTGAAAGCGCGCCGTCATGTCGAGGCACGACGGCAGGTCTTCCACTTGAGCGCGGCGCACCTCAATCACTACGTCACCTCACGGCCGGACACCCGGATGTTGATGGCACTCGCCGTGCCCGCAAGGGTCGAGATGAACCCGCCGGGGCGCAGCACATGCCCGACCAGTTCGGGGAAGGTGTACGTCTCGCTCGCCTGCAACGTCTTGGTCTTGACGATCAAATCGGCGTTACTGGCTGTACCGCCGCTTGTGACCAGGTTGACGCTGATCGTGGCGGCGGTGGCCGAATAGTTGGTGGCGGTGAACTTGTCGATGATCGCCGTGACGCCGGTCGCGGTGTAGACGGTGGACTGCGAGTTGTTGGCGGTCTGTGCGGGAACAAGTACAGTTACTGTAACGGTCACGATGACCTCCTAAGCGCTGATATTGTCAGTGACGGTAAGAATGACGGATGGGATGGCGGGGTGGACAGCCGACGCGGGGTCCGCGAACAGCGACACGGCCAAGTCCGACACCTCCCACATAAGTTCAAAATAGTCGCCTGCGTTCATGTCAAGCAAGAAGTTCCACGCTGCGACCGCTTCGGCGTTGTTGCCTTGGAGACGCAACGTCGTGGCTGAATTTGCCACATCCGTACCGTTCTTGCGCAGCCAAACCCAGACGTTATGCGTGCCGCCCGCTGTGTTAACAAACTGTGCTGAGAACTGGATGTTGTAGACGTTGTGCGTGTCCACGTACACCCGCGACGTTGGCGTCCCGATATACACACCTTGGGTAATGTCGGTCGAGTTGAACGTCATGGCGTAGGCCGTGTTGATGACCGCCGCCGTCTGGTCGGTCGTGTCGTAGAACGACCCGTAGCGCAGCCGCTCAAGTTGCGGCGTGTTGGCCGGACCCAGCGCCAGTGCCTGCACGTCGGTGGCAAGCTGGGCGTACTGCGACAGGAGCGCTGACGAACTCTCGGCGTTCAGGGACGCTTGCGCCAGCAGCGCCGACAGGTCGATGTCTTGCGCTGGCGGCCCCTTCTGAACGTCTTCCAGCGACACGAGGCTGCCGCCGGTCTGGTTGAACAGGCTCAGGAGGAACAGATACCACTCACGCGCAATCAGCCCCGTGCGCGGGTCCGTCAGCGGGACGCGAGGCGGGGTGATGTTGGTGATGTTAGGCATTGGTCCGGCTCACCTGCAACTCGGCGCCCATGATGGCAATCTTGACCGGGTCGGTGCCGCTGATCTCGTAGACGCGGTCGCGCAGCTTCATGGTCATGCCCAACCGCCGCCAGATGGTGCGGTAGCCGTACTGGCCGATGGCACCCATCTTGCGCCAGTGTTCGTTCGACCAGGTGTGGCCGCCGTCGTCCGACCAGCGCAGCATGACCTCCGGGTCGCTGCCCTGCCCGGTGACCAAGCCGACGCCGGTCTGGCAGTCCAACTGGAGCGCGTGCTGCGCGGTACGCATCAGGTTGTTCTGCCCCGTCGGCAGGGCGCGCCACGACCGCAGCCAGCGCTGCGGGGCGCCGTTGTCGGTGTAGACGTCAAGGTCGTAGGCGTAGATGTTGCCGTTCTGGTAGTCGCCCACCAGCACCTCGTCCTGATAGGAGATCTGCGCCACGGGCCGCTGGCGCACCCACGATCCGTTGCTCCAGCCCGCGCGCTCATGCCAGGCCCCCGTCGTGGCGTCATAGGCCCACGTTGCGCCGGCTGACGGGAACACCAGCACGTAGAAGGAGTGGCCGTCCTGCTGATAGGTGTAGCCGATGGCGTCGGTGAGCGTGCTGTACTGCTGGATCTGCCACTCGATGGCGTGGGTCGAGATGCGCTGGCCTTGGTAGCCGTTGGCGGCGTAGACGATGCCACGGCCACGGTCGTCCTTGCCCAGCCAGTAAACCTGATTATTCATCTTGGCGGTGCTGTACCGCGCCGCACAGCCCAGTTCGTTGAACGCGCCCTGGATGCGGACCAGCGGGAAGTCCGACAGCCCGGCGTTGTACCAGACTTCCGTCGAGTTTTCGCCAAACAGCCAGACCTCGCGGTGATCGACGATCATGCTGACAATGTTGTCAGGGTCGCCTTCTGCGCTGACAAAGTCCAGCGGGTCGATGCTGGTGCCGTCCAGCAACGCCGTCACCCAGATCTTCTGGCTGTCGGGCTGGATGAACACGAAATAGCCGTCCAGATAGTCCACAAGCGACGCGCCGGGGAAGTCCGGGTCGGTGATCTGCGCAAAGACCCCCGTGCTGGTGTTGTAGATGTAGCCGTCAGGGCTGGCCGCAATCATGATCTGCGTGCCGTTGTCGGCCATGCTGACCGGGCCGGTGCCGCTCACGGTGCCCTTGGCGGTCGCCACCCAAGAGGAGGTGACCTGGTAAAAGGTGTTGCCCGACACGACGTACAGATAGACGCTGTGCCACCACATGCCGCGAATGGGGCCGAACCCGACGTTGACCTTTAACGTCAGTCCCGGACAGCGCTGGAGGAATGCGGGTTCCTTGCCTGCTTCCGGCACCATCTCCGGGAACAGGTTGATCATCTGGCTGTCGGCCGCGTTGACGCTGCGGGCGACATACGCGGAGCCAAGGATCGGTGTTTTCACTTAGTAATTTCCCGCAAAAATGTTGAACCGCTGCCGCGTTGCCACGATGCTGTAGGGCAGCGCCATAATGTCGTCGGGGTTGTTGATGCGCTTCAGGTTGCGCTTAGACGTCATGGCGATGCGCTGCACCTGCCGGGACGGTTCCACGCCGAACTCCGGGGCCAGTTCGCAGGCCAGATTGTACCGGAACGCGCGCAGGTAGCCGGGCGGAAAGGCCAGATCCGTGCTGAGCGTCGCCGGCTGGGACAGTTCCTGCACCGATACGATGTGGAACTCCAAGACCTTCGTCGGCACCGGGTACACGTACATCTCGATGTTCGGGTACGTCATGTTGACCCACATCACCTGCGGATAGGTGCTGGTCACGGTCTTGACGGCGATGCCGTTGTATTGCTGCTGGTTGATGAGTTTCAGGCCAAACGAGATGCCGCTTGACGGGTCGCGGAAATAGGAAGCGTCGTCCACCAGAACGGGGCGCAGGGCGACGATGTCG